CTGTGGCTATTGATAGCAACCGTTGCGTCTGCCACGTTCAGTCTCACAGTTGCCAAACGCGGGATCAGTATCGGGCAAGGAACCGCCACCTGTCATTATGCCCTTGATTGGTTTGGAAGTGACGTATGAGTACACACAATTTACCTGCAAATATCGACATGGATCTGGCGCGTTATTTACTTGTAAAATATCTGCGCGAACCCTCGGGCATCATCTATGGCAATGGCTTGCAATCTCCACCGACTGCCGTTGAATTTACCCCCGATCTGTCTGCACAGGAACTGACGACCCTCTCCGAAATCGCCCAACGCTATCAGGATGCAAAAGCGGATTACGACCAATATGAGACATTTCGCACGCAACTAAAAGCGTATCTCAATCTAGCCAGTCCCACCAATGCACAAACATTGGCGGCGGTCAAGGCAACAGTTCGGATTGTGCTATTCATGATGGATACTCTTGTTCGCAGAACCCTATAGCGAGATTAAATGCTAGGACATGGCGCTCTCGGTGAATTTGCATTAGGTGAAACGGAATCGGCAGTAACAGGCATTACTGCATCCTCTGATATTACCGAATCAGCCGACACTCTAATCGCGTCCGCAGTTCTGGCAATTGCAGGCACAGCAAGTGTTGACGATAGCGATACCATCAGCGCGGCGGGTAGTGTTTCTGTTTCGGCATCGGCAAGCCTTACCGAGATGGCAGATACGTTATCCAGCATCGGCGGGCTGGCTGTATTCGCAACGGCGTCAATTCTCGAAGATGCCGACGCAGTAGACACACAAGCCTACACAGTAACAGGCGACGCGGCGATTACAGAAAGCGCCGACACACTCAACACCTTTGCCTCGCTGCTTGTAGATGGGACGGCAAGCCTGAGCGATAGCGATACTCTGTCCGCCTCTGCCGCGCTTGCTGTTTCAGGGAGTGGCGCAGTCTCGGACAGCGATACCGTTTCTTCATTTGCCCTTGCTTCGGTGTATGGCATCGGGGATATTGCAGAGACAGACGACGCCCTGTCCACAAGCGCGGCGGCGTTAGTCTCTAGCTCAACTTCCGTCCTTGAAGATCCTGACACGCTGCAAGCGAGTGCTGTTACGCCCGATAACGGCACCGCAATAATCACTGAGGACGCGGATACCTTAGAAGGTATTGCTACTTCATTCGGCGGCGGGGCAATTGGTTCGCTGGATATAGATGAAGCAGCCGACGACATAACCGCAAGTGCTACTGTAACTGTTTCGGCAAGCGGAACGCTCTCCGATTCTGACACACTGGACGCCTCCGCGAATGTTCCCGTAACGGGTACGGCAGATATTACCGAAACAGCCGACACGATAGATGGCAGCGGGCAGTTATCTGTATTCGCCTCTGCCCTACTGACCGAAAGCGACGACCTGATTTCGGCGTCAGGATTTACCGACATTGCAGGGACGGCAGACTTACTTGATAGCGATTCGGCAGTCGCATCGGCAACTGTAACGGTATCGGCAAGCGGTGATATTACAGACAGCGACGATCTATCTGCCTACGCCGGGGTGTTCGTTTCCGGCAGCGCAAGCATACAGGAAATTGCCGACGCGATTTTAGGGCGGGCGCGCTCGGTGCAATTCAACCCAACGGGAGCAATGATATTCCCGGCAAGAGAAGCAATCCAGGCTGAGGGCGATACAAATATCCAACCAGCACGCGCGGCGGCGAACTCCGACGCAAAGAAGGATGTACGGGTCAAACGCAATACAATCCCAACTGACCCGTATAAGAGGTAAAAAGGCATGAGGTAAATATGGCTACATTTGCAAACAGCTTGCAACAGTCTACGAACGAGATAAAGACTTACACGATTGATTACACCCTGGACCTCCCCGCGGCTGGGACGGTAATCGCCGGAACCGCGACGCACACTCCCCCATCAGGCGGGACGCTGACGCCTACCGTGCAGGTATCCAATCCATACGTGTACGCAACACTTCCAGCGCCATCCGTCACTGGCGTACATTACTTAGATGTGCTTGCCACATTCAACGACGGGCAGACATCCAGTGTGCGAGTGCCTATCAATGTTGTGTATCCCGCCGCTATTGCGCGCGTCGGCATGGCGGATATTATCTCAGACCTGCGAGGGCTGACGGATGCCAACGTTGACGATTACACCATCGCGGGCAATTCGTTCTGGAGCGACGCACAGTTACAACGCATCCTCGACAGACACCGAACTGAGTTGATCTGGGCGGAGATGACCGCACAGGAAAACGGCGACGGCACATGGACGGATTACATTGTCGGCGCTGGCAATCTGGAAGCGGGCGATGTTCTTATCGTGCAAGACTTGAACGGCGCAACCGTTGATAGTTCACTGTATACTGTTGATTATATGCGCGGCGTCGTGACGTTCAATGCCGATACAACAGGAACGAGCTATTGGGTGTCCGCGCGCAGTTACGACCTGAACGGCGCGGCGTCCGAGATTTGGCAGATGAAACTCGGACATTATTCATCGGCGGTGGATTTCAGTACGAAGGTACACAGCATCAGCCGTAGCCAATTGTACGAACATGCAAAGCAAATGCTGGAACGGTTCGAGCTGAAAAGCGATAGCGGATTTGGATCAATGGAAGTTTTTCGCTCAGACACAGATTGCTGATACAATGGCGGCGGGATGATTCAGCGTCACCCCATATAAAAACTCCCTGCTTGGTGTAAGCAGGGAGTTTTGTTATTGAGTGAAAAGATTATCAAGCGCCATTACTTTCTAAGAACAGAAATGACTTGGCTACAACGTAGCCCGGTTTTGGGTAATCCACCAACTCCAATGTATGCAACCTTCCAAGCGGGTTATTGAAAGCGCCTCCCAATGCATAACCAGACAAAGAAGCGCACTCCTCTTTAGAGATTGGTTCGGGATATTTCTCCAAAAGAACGCTTAAGATTTTTTGGTGAGGACTAGGCAATACACCCATGACGTGTTTTTGCAATTCGTCGGCATCTAACGGGGCGTCTGGATAATGGGCGTATTGGCGTCCATCGTCTGTCATTCGGATACTGTCACCGACATATTCAACTAAGCCGGATGTACGCAATGCGCCACGCGGATTATTGAACGCCCCGCCCCCATAAGTGTAGTCCGCCAAGAACGCAACCGCCGCCTGTTTAGGTGTATCAATCCCGATGCTTTCCATCCATGCAATAGCGTCAAGTATTCTTTGCTGCGGGTTTGGTAACTCAGAACCGTTGCCATTATTGGACACAGGAACAGACGGGCGAGAGACAACGCGATTCTCTACGGGCTTCCTGTTGACATTTACGGGCATTGTAGGACGTGGCGCGGATTTTGCCGACTTCGCTGTGTTGAAAATGTCCCTAGAAGCGGTTGACAATTGTTCGGCTAAATCCCCGAACTGCTTGGCAATCGACTCTAGTTTGTCTAACTCACTATTCTGGAATACAGGGATTTCAATACGTTCAACCTTTACCTCTGGAATCGTCAGAGTAGGACGAACGGATAACTGGCGCTTGAGCTCTGTAAGTTCTTTGCGTAAGTCTGCCTCTGTCTTAGCCTTCGCCTCTGCTTCTTTGGGAAGGTCTGACAGTTTCGGCAAAAGCATCTTGACTTTTTCAGGTGCGGGCGGTGGTTCGGATGAGAATTTAGAAGACCCCGATTCGGGATGCTTGGTTTGTACGTCGGCAATGTCTACCAAAATTCTATCCTTGCTAATTGCACGACCCAGCACCCAAAATTTACCGGGCTTCATAACCTTCATGTCATCAAAGAACGCATGTTCTTCATTCTTGGGAATACCGAGAGCATCGGCGGCGCGTTTGCGGTCTACATCTATGAATGTTCCGCCTATCATCACATTGAGTAATTCGGCGGCGGCATCCTTGCGAAGTTTGCCAAGACGTTGTGTAGCAAACACGGCGCAGAAACCGCGCTTGCGTCCGCGTGTCGCCAGTCCTATCATGGCGTCAGATGCTTCCGATTCTCCTGCTCCCTTTTCGGGGGCGAAGATATGTGCCTCATCTACAATCACCAAGACGGGATGCCATAGATTTTTCGGGGCATCTATCATTGCCTCAAGGAATAGTTTGACCCATCGGTGACGGTCAGACGCTTTCATCTCGTACAGGTCACAAACAGCCGACGCGTTCAACTCCAAGAGTTTATGAGCAACCAACGCAGCGGAGCGTGTATCGGCTGGCGTTTCTCCACCCTTCCCAACTAAAACAAAATCGTACTTTTCGCGCAACGTTGGAAACTCGCCCTCAACATCAATAATGATGGTTTGGACTTTTCCGAACGCCTGTTCAGCAAGGACGCGCAATAACCATGATTTACCTTGCCCTGAACTTGCTTGAATTAGCAAGCGCGTTCTGAGAAGTACATCAAGGTCAAATGACACTTCCTTGCCTTCGTTTTTCCCAATGTTTACCTTTGTCATTTTGTGCCTTTCGTCAAAACAAAATCCTGTTCACCTAACAGCGGCACTCTAGTTGTCACACAGGAGGCGGTTTGCCATCAGATGAACAGGAGTTTGTTTCGGTTTGTCGGTTAAATAAACCGACCGCCTTACTGTGTGACAGGATTATAGTATCACATCTTAAATCAAATTACAAGCACCAATTCTATTGACTTGTGGTACAATGCTTTCCATACAGTAAAAACAACTTCATATCGAGCAGGGCAACGAACCTGCACCAGTATCAACGACAAGCCACAGCGCCCCGTTAGAGAAAATCTAACCGGGCGCTTTTTGCGTGTACAGGTAACTTATGTCAAACAACGGACCGACAAACCGCGAACTGAAAGAGATGCGCGAAAGCGTTTCAGGATTATTCCTTGAGGTATGCAATTTCCTTGTGTCTACCAATACCAGCGACAACCAGGGCGGCATCGTGCAGGCATGGGGGACCGTCACGCGCAACCAGTCCTGCCGCGTGGATGTTATGAGCGGCTACGAAAAGCAAACAGACGGCTCGCTACGCTTCATGGAATCGCTGGAGTTTTCCTTCCCGCATGATGTGACGATAGGCACCGACTGGCGCATTGAGTTCGCGGGCAGCCAGTATCACATCACCGGATACGACCCCGCGCAGACCTGGGCAATCGAGCGAACGGTTACGGTGGAGAAACTATCATGACGATTGACGTAAAACTCGACACGAAGGTTATGGATGAGCTAATTCGCATGACGCCTGAGAACGCAGACAAGGCGCTGCGTGCTACCGCTTTTCAGGTGGAAGGCATCGCCAAAGGCGGCTCCCCTGTCCTGACAGGCGCAAACCGTAACAGTATCTATACCAAGACAAGCAAGGGCAACCACGGCACGCCGGGAGACATGGGCGACATTCTGCCGAACGTATCGCAGGGTGAGGCGGTTGTGGGTCCGTCAATGGAGTATTCCGCTTTCCTTGAATTTGGGACAAGCAGGATGGCTCCCCGCCCCTACCTGACGCCTGCCGCGGAGCAAGCGCCTGCATTGTTCGAGGAAAATATCAAAAAGGTAATGCCGCAGAAATGAACGCAACCGCCGCTGCAATTTTCGCCGCTTTAAATGTATCCGCGCTTACCGACCTCCTAGCCGATACCGACCCGGTAAGCATCTACGAGGCGCAAGCGCCGGATAATGCGCTGTATCCGTTCGTCGTCATTAGCAAAATGGACGATGCCAAAGACAACACCACGGCGCACAAGGTCTACGACCTGATTTATCAGGTGCGTGGTTTTACCAAATCCAGCATGAAGGGCGCGCAGGCGATAGCAGAAGTGATCGACGGGCTGCTGGATAACCAGTCATTAACGATCACAGGCTTTGCACAGTTGCGGCTGGTGCGGGATCGCGGCATACAGTTTGTAGAAAATCAGGCAAGCACGGACAAGGTATTTAGCGCGGGCAGTCTCTTTAAATTGAAGGCAGAGAAAACCGCGTAAATGTTGAGGGCGCTAGTTTTAGGAGTATTGCAAAATGGCAACTGAATATGTACCCGGCAGAACAATGTTTTGTCAGTGGCAGTACAGTGGCGGCAC